CATTGGGTGATTTTATCGCGTGGTGAGCGGCAGGCGCGGGAAGCGATGGCCAATGTCAAAACCCATTTATCGGCCTATCAGGCAGCATTTTCGGCGATGGAATATGAATATAGCGCCAATATAAACGCCCTTGAAATCACCTTCGAAGGCGGTTCGAGGATTACAGCATTACCCGCCAATCCGGATACGGCGCGTGGATTTTCGGCTAATGTGTTTCTCGATGAGTTCGCTTTTCATCAGAAGAGTCATGATATATGGCGTGCCCTGTTTCCGGTGATTTCCGCCGGGTTTAAAATCCGCGTGGTTTCTACACCCAACGGCAAGGGCAATAAATTCTATGAGCTGATGACCAGCAAGAGCCTGGAAGCAGTCTGGCATCGGCATACGGTGAATATCCATACTGCCGTTGCCCAGGGCTTGCCGCGTGATATCGAAGAGCTGAAGCTGGGCATCAATGATGCCGATGGCTGGGATCAGGAGTTTGAACTCAAATGGCTGGATGCCGCCAGCAGCTGGCTATCGTATGATCTGATTAGCGGCGTGGAACATGCATCGGCAGGCCTGCCTGAAAATTATCAGGGCGGCCCCTGCTTTGTGGGTGTGGATATCGCCATCAGGAATGATCTGTTTGTGATCTGGGTGGGTGAGATGGTTGGTGATGTGTTGTGGACACGGGATATTATCGCCCGCCGCCGTATTTCATTCGGTGAGCAGGATCAGCTATTGGATGAAGTGTTTCAAAACTACCGGGTGGTGCGCTGCTGCATGGATCAGACCGGCATGGGCGAAAAGCCGGTCTATGATGCCCAGCAACGCCACGGCACGCTTAGGGTAGAGGGCGTGCTGTTTACCAGTCCCAATAAATTGAATATGGCCACCATCGGAAAAGAAGCTTTTGAAGATAAGCGTTTAAGGATTCCACTCGGTGATGTGGCGCTGCGCTCTGATCTGCATAAATTGCAGAAGGTGACAGGCCCCACCGGCACGCCGCGCTTTGTGGCGGAATCCGATGCAACAGGCCATGCCGACAGAACATGGGCATGTTTTCTGGCGCTGAGCGCGGCGGCCACGCCTGAGTCATTGATTGAATATCAAGGCATCAGCCGCGATCCGGACAAGCAGTATCCAATGCGCCCTAACCATGCCGGTGATATGCAGCATTCAGGTCGCTTCGGCGGCGGTGGATGGTGATATGCGAAAAGCGGGGACAGTTTACTTTCTTTCCCCGGCGAAGCCGAAACCGGAAAAGCGGGGACAGTTTACTTTCTTTCCCCGGCGAAGCCGAAACCGGGAAAAAAGTGAAACTGTCCCCGCTTTTCGTGGCGTTTTCAGTCAGCCGGGACTATGTCGGCCTGCATTTTTCATCAGACCGGGGCTGTAGATCATTATAAACATATTACAGCGACAGCTCTAACTAAGGAGATATGGCATGATTGCGCTTTACGACCCGCACGGTAACAAAATCGACAGAGGTAAACTCAAGGAAGAAGAATCCGCTCCCTCGCTGCGCAGTATTCGCCAGGTGATTTCTGGCTCGCCATCGGCAGGGCTCACGCCACAACGGCTGGCCAATATCTTCAAAGCAGCCGATCATGGCGATCCCCATGCCCAGTGTGAGCTGTTTGAGGATATGGAAGAGAAAGATCTGCACCTCTCATCCATCATGGGAACCCGCAAACGTGCCGTGACCGGTTTAGAAATCCGGGTGGAAGCGCCCGATAATGCCAATGCCAGAGAAAAGCAAGCCGCCGAACTGGCGCAAGAGCATCTGGCCAATATCCCTGACCTGCCCGAAAAGCTGGTTGATGTGCTCGATGCTATCGGTAAAGGGTATTCCGTTACTGAAATAATCTGGGCTATCCATAGGCAAGAAGCCATCATCGAAGATCTGTGCTGGCGTGAACCCAAATGGTTCCGCTTCGATCAGGAATCCATGAGCGAATTGCGACTACTTGATCTTGGCTACGTTGATGGCAAACCCTTAACGCCGTATAAATACATTACCCATATTCACAAGGCCAAGTCCGGCATTGCCGTGCGCGGTGGTATCCTGCGCCCTTGTGCCTGGATGTATTTGTTCAAGAATTATGATTTTAAAGATTGGGTCACGTTTGCAGAAATCTACGCCCAGCCGCTCCGCGTCGGTAAATATCCAACCTCCGCATCCGAAAATGAAAAAGATGTGTTGCTCCAGGCTGTTGCCAATATGGGCACCGATGCCGCTGCCATCATTCCGGATTCCATGTTGATTGAGTTTATAGAGGCTGGTGGAAAAACTGGCAGCACCGATCTCTATGAGCGCCTGGCGCGCTTTTGTGATGAACAGATGAGCAAGGGGGTATTGGGGCAAACATCAAGCACCGATGCAATGGCCGGTGGTTTAGGCTCTGGCCAGGCTAATCTGCATGGCGATGTGCGCCATGATTTGCTTAAATCCGATGCTCGCCAGCTCAGTGGCACATTAAGCCGCGATCTCACCCGCCCGCTCATTGATCTTAATATGGGGCCGGTAGATCGCTATCCGAAGGTGAAGGTGATTATTGAGGAGCCGGAAGATATGAAGGAATTGGCCGATAACACCAAAACACTGCACGATATGGGCTTGCCCATTTCCAAGCTGTGGCTGTATAAAAAATTCAATATCCCGGAGCCCGAACAGGGCGAGGCGGTGCTGGGTGCCAGCACGCAACCACCAGCAGGCACCAGGCCGGTTGCCACAGGAAAAACAGCAGCCAATGCACAACAGGCAGGCAACGCAGTTAATATTTCCGATAATCCATCCGATATCGCCGCTGAGCGCATGGTCAGCGCATCGGATCCGGCTATTGGCGATTGGCTAACCACCATTGAATCGATGCTGGCCAACGCCGAAAGCCTGCCGCAATTCAGAGAAATGCTTCTGGCTGCCTTCAGTAACCTGCCCGATGCAAAACTGGCAGGCGTGCTGGAGCAGGGGAGCATAGCCATCCAGGCCGCAGGCCGGTTTGATCTGGAGAATGAATGAATGACGAATTTAGAATGATGAATAGTGAAATGAAAGGCACTCCTTTCTCAATTCTCAATTCCCAATTCACTATTGACTGATGCCTCTGCCTTCCGTTCTGTCTGGCGCATTTAAGCTGCCGTTTTCTGAGCAGGTTGCATTTTTTCGTGGCAAGCTGGGTAATCTGGTGGCGACCAAACGCTGGGATGATATTCAGCGCGCTGCCCACGACACGTCGTTTATGGTGGCAGGCGCAGAGAAGGCTGATCTATTGGCCGATCTGGCAATGGCGGTGGATCGCATTCATGCCGAAGGCAAGGGCATCGAAGCATTCCGTAAAGATTTCCGGGCTATCGTGCAGAAGCACGGCTGGCATGATTATACCGGTGCATCAACGCTCGCAGGCAGGAAATGGCGAACCAGAGTAATCTATCAAACCAACATGGCCACATCCTATGCTGCGGCGCGTGTGGCACAGCTTCGAGAGCGCGGCTTTAAATATTGGATTTATCGCCATAACGATTCCGTATCGCATCCAAGGCCACTGCATCAAGCCTGGAACGGCATCACTCTGCCTGCTGATGATCCCTGGTGGCAGACCCACGGCACGCCCAATGGCTGGGGCTGCCGTTGCTATCTGTTGGGCGCTCGCTCGGCCAGAGGCGCAAAACGGCTGGGCGGCAAGCCAGATAAAAAACTGAATCCAGACTGGAACAAGATTGATCCGAAAACCGGCACACCGGTCGGCATCGATAAGGGTTGGGATTATCTGCCGGGCGATACGGTGAGTGATACGGTAACAGCGATGGCCAGCAAAACGCAGCAATGGGAATATGCTCTGGCCAAAGCTTATATGCAGGGCGTGCCAGCCGCTGTGCGCGATGATCTGGCCAGGGCATATCGTGCGTTGCCAAGTGTGGCTGATGATGTGCGGCGTTATGCGGCATCATCATTGGAGGGGCGTAAGGTTGAGCTATACCGGACGATTGGCCTGTTGACGGCTGACGACGCGGCTAAAATAGCCACGCTCAATACAGCATCAAAGGTGGAAGGGTTTGATTATGCTATCGATCAATTCGCGCCACGATATGTGCGCGACCATCATGGCGACCCAAAAATTGAAGCCGCTCGCGGCCAGCGTGCTGTTGTTGCAAGCGACTATGCAAAATTGCCACTGGTTCTGAATTCCCCTGACTCGGTTAAATATGGAGGGAAGACGGACGTCGGCAGGGATGTCTTTATTTTCACCAAAAAGATAGGGCGGGATACATATATCGCTGTTTTTGAAATTCGGGCAGGCAGGAAGATGATGGCGCTGCAAACATTCTACATCAAGGAAGGCAAATGATCCGATCCCGCTACCCTACGTCCAAAGCCGCTTCCGGGTATAAGCCGGACGGTTTCATGATCGAATCATCAACACCGGAAGTATAGATCATGGCGGAAGGTTTTATCAAGGTTGAAATTGATGATCGTGCGATTCGCGAGGTGCTGAACAGGCTGATGGATCAAGCGGGCAACATTGAGCCAGCGCTGGCGGACATCAGCGAATATCTCACCGATTCAACCAAGCAACGATTTATCGATGGCCAGGCTCCGGACGGCACAGCGTGGAAGGCGAACACGGCATCCACCCTGGCCCATAAGAGCGGCGACAAGCCGCTGATCGGCGAGGGCAAGGCGCTATCCACCCAGTTCTCCGGCGATATCACAGCCAATACGCTGCTATTCGGATCGCCGATGGAATATGCCGCTGTGCAGCAATTCGGCGCAGATAAGGGATCATTCACCGGCGGCAAATCCCCCTGGGGCGATATCCCCGCCCGTCCGTTCCTCGGCATATCGAGTAAAGATAACGATGCGATCATGGATATCATCAGGGATCATATTTTAACGGCAATGGGGAAGTGAGAATGGGGAAGGGGGAAGTGAGAATGGTGAATAGTCCCCCAGGGGATACTCTCTGTCTTCGCCATTCACCTGATGAAAGGAGAATCCCCAAAGGCCGTTTTAAAGCGATCTAACGGCCTTTGGGGTGCTTTTGCTACCCTACTATGTAAAAATCGTTACAATCCCGTAAAGGCACTGTGGACGCCTATTTAAACGCTAAGAATCGCGATACTTTAGGTTGATCGGATACTTCCCGTTCAGAATCATGGAAACGGTCGTTGCGCTACAGCCGACCTGGCCACCAATGGCCTTTCGTGACAAGCCAAGATCAGAGAGTCGGCGCATCTCATCGGCATCTTCAATCGATAGCTTTGGTTTCCGCTTTGGTGGTAGCGACGGATCAACCGGGATGGCCTTATTCATTTGCCTGAGTAGCGAACGTTTCGAGCTGAACTGGTCTGCGTTGGAGAACCAATACCAGAACAGCGCCAGAACCGCCCCTTCTCTGTATTGCTTCACCTTGGCGCGCACGTCATGATCGTGTGGCCTGATCGTCCGAAGGAACCATGACAGATCCTCAAGCGGAATGGCCAGGCGTGGTTTTATGTCGATCATAACTGTTTTAGCATCCAGATCGTTGATTTCTGCGTGGTTGGCAACCCGGCGCTCTTGCGAAAAAGGATCAATACCCAGATTAATACTCAGCGGTTTTATCGGAATGAACGGGCGCGATTCGACCACTTTAACCAATATTATATCTTTCCCGAAGGGAGCTTTAAGCATATTCACATTTACCTCCTATGGCCTTGCCGCTTCAAGTTCATCAGAAATCATACTCAGCAGATAGGCCATGTCCTCTTTGCGGACGGTTTCCATAAACGGATCGCTCTCGTTGGTGGTGACAGGCTGTAGTATATCGGCCAGCGCCTGGATGCTGTGATGGGCGCGGCTGAGTTTGAATTCCTGTTCATCGGTGATGGTGGGGGCCGGGTTGTTTTAATGCGGTGATATTGGACATGGTGTTTCTCCTTTGTATTTTGACTTAATGGCTCCTGACTAAGGGAGTCGGGTGCTTAGTCACCGTACAAAGGACCGGCTGCCAGTATTCCCCCGAAGGGTTTTATATTCCTGACAACACCCGACGAAACCGTGTAGAACTGGAATCATGCAGGCACAAAAAAAACCACAGCTTTCGGGCGTGGGTTCCGCCTTTGTTGGGGTGACTAAGCCCCGTAGCCGGAATATAGTCGCCCGCCGGGGCTTTTGCAAGGCGCTACGCTTTGAATGTAGAAAGGAGCTCCTTTCACCATTCACCATTCTTCAATTCACCATTCTAAATCCCCTCTTTCCCTATTAAAGCAGTTTATACACACGTCTTGAATTGAGCGGCCATGCTTCGCCGTATGCTACGCCGAAACAAATCCACAGGCCTCGCCGCCAATGCACAGGATACAACGCATCATACTGATGCGAATACGGTGGTCTGCGCAATCGACCCGACCAGTATCGAGGCTGAATCGCGTCAGCAGGTGATTCAATTGATTCCGCAAGATGCCAATGGCCGCATCATCGGTGCGGACGGTCGCCACTGGCTGATGGATGCCAATGCGCTTATGGCCCATGCCACCGCATCCAAAACCGATTTCCCGATTGATTATAATCATGCATCACTCGATGCCCGCAAAACCGGCGCATCAGCTCCGGCGGCTGGCTGGGTGGATCACACCTCACTTGAGGCCAGGCCGGACGGGCTCTATGGCCGGGTGCAATGGAATGCTGCCGCTGTCAACCATCTGACTGAGCGCGAATTTCGCTACACCTCACCCGTATTCACATTTAACCCAAAAACCGGAAAGACGTTGGCTTATAAAGGCAGCGGCCTGACCCATTACCCCAACCTCGGTGATCTAACGCCGGTGGCAAACCAACAGGAGGAAGATCAGATGGATGAAATTATTGAGGAGATTCGCGAAGCGCTCAATCTCCCCACCGCATCCAATGCGGCGGAAATCAAAATCGAGCTGGATAAATTATTTAGCCGGGTCGGCACGCTGGCAGCCAATAGCGATGCCAAGCTGATCGATCAGATAGGCATGCTTGAAACACGCCTTGCCAATGCCGAAACCAAAGCTGCCGAGGCGATTGCAGCCAATAGCCAGAGCAATGCGGCTGATTTTGTGCCACGCACGGAATTTGATCGCGTTAAAACACAGCTCGATACCATCACCACCGCAGCCGAAAATGAACGCGTGGAAACAGCAGTCAACGCAGCCATTGAATCGGGCAAGATTGCACCGGCATCCAAAGCCTGGGCAGAAGATTTATGCCGCAACAATCAGGCCAGCTTTGATAATTTTGTGACCAATGCATCGCAGGTTGTGCCACTCAAGCAAGATAAGCATGGCGAGCATCAGCATAGCGATGTGCTCACGGATGAAGAAGTTGCGGTTTGTTCGCAGCTGGGGCTATCCAAAGAAGAATTTTTAAAATCAAAGAAAGAGGAGAGTGAATAATGGCTTTAACGGCAGATCGAAACACAGTGTCCCGCGATGGCAATCAGCTATCGATTGCAATGGCGGCGGCCACCATCATCTATGCAGGAGCTCTGATTGCCCGCGATGCAGCTGGCCATGCGGTTCCAGCCTCCGATGCGGTAGGCTTGATTGTAGTCGGATCATCTGAAAATCAGGTGAATAATTCAGCCGGTGCAGCCGGTGCTGTGAATATCACAGCCCGTCGCAATCGTTCCTTCCACTATGCCAACAGTGTCGGCAGCCCTTTAACCATCGCGGATATCGGAGCCAATGCACTGGTCGAAGCCGATGATATTGTCGCCAAGGTATCGGTCAATTCCATTGTCGCAGGCAAGGTTATTGATGTTGATGCCGCCGGTGTATGGATAGAAATCAAATAAACCGCATAGGGGCAGGTCCCCGTGCCTGCCCTTCTAAACATCAATTAAAAAAAAGGAGAAAAACAGATGAAAAAATCAATTCGTACATTCGGCATCTGGGCGGTTGCGCTCGCTGTCAGTGTCCTGGCATTCACCGGCGGTTCACCGGCCTTTGCTCAGGGGCTGGATGCCAACACGTTATCAGGGCTGGCTTTTGGCGGGTTAGTGGTCAATCAGGCTACACTGCAAGCGGCTCAAACATCTTTCCAGACGCTGTTCCAGAAGGCATTTGATAAGATCAGCCCGACCTATCGCAGCATTGCAATGGTGATTCCATCCACCACAGCGGCCAACTCATATAAGTGGCTCGGGCAATTGCATGGCATCCGCAAATGGTTGGGTGATAAAGTGGTGAATAATCTGATCGCACACGGCTACTTCCTTGAAAATGAGGATTATGAGCTGACTGTCGCCGTTAAACGCAATGATATCGAGGATGATCAACTGGGTATTTATAATCCGCTGTTTTCCAATATCGGCGATGCTGCCGCCCGGCATCCCGATGAGCTTACCTGGCCTGCAGCGGTTGCTGGTTTCACCACTGGCATGGGCTTCGATAAAGTACCGTTTTTCAATGCGGCGCATCCGGTCAATGGTATTGATGCACAGGATGGCACTTATGCCAATCGCCCTGCTGTGCTGGGTGCAGGCGAGCCCTGGTTCCTGATGGATGATACCCGCCCGATTCAGCCGATCATATTTCAGGAGCGCAAAGGCTATCATTTCGTATCACAGACTGATCCTCAGTCGCCTGAAGTGTTCAAGCGAGCTGTATTTATGTATGGCGTGGAAGCGCGTGTAGCTGTTGGTTATGGCCTGCCACAGCTAATCTACGGATCCCGTGAGCCGCTGACGGCAGCAGCTTATGAAGCAGCACGCCTGGCATTATCGAGCCAGAAGCGAGTCGATGGTAAAACACCGCTCGGCATCAATGGCACCAAGCTGATTATCGGTGAGGGTAATTTCAAAGCAGCCAACATCATCATCAACAACGAACGCGATGCCAATGGTGCAACCAACCCGTGGATGGGCACTGCCAAGGTTGAAAAGATCGATCATCTGACCGGCATGTAGGCAATAGTGAATGGTGAATTGCGAATAGTGAAAAGAAGGGGAAAAGCGGGGACAGTTTATTTTCTTTCCCCGGCGAAGCCGAAATCGGGAAAAAAGTGAAACTGTCCCCGTCTTTCCCACCATTTTTAATTCTTAAGAGGAGAAACGCACATGGCAATAACAGTAAATATCAAACCAAAAAACGGCCTCGTTTTACCCAAGGTGGGTCATGTCCCACACGGCGAACACGAAGTGGATCTGACTGCGGCTGATCTGAAAGGCGCACAGGGTGTATCCATCGTGAAGGGCAAACCAGCAACAAAATAACAACCAACGGTGAATTGCGAATAGCGAAAAGAAGCATCTTTCTAAATTCGCAATTCACCCATTCTAGATTCCAACAGGGGAGGTGATCAATGTACTCAAGCTATGCAGATCTGATCAAGCAGCATGATGAACAATATCTGATTCAACTCTCCGATGATAATAACGATGGCATTGCCGATGCAGCCATCATTGATGAAGCGATAGCCAAAGCCGATGCTGAAATCAATGCGCGCATATCCAATCGCTATGCTGTGCCAATGAATCCGGTACCGGCTTTGGCTAAAAGCTTATCGGCCACGCTTGCTATCGGCAATATATACAGCCACCGGGGCATGGATAAGCCCCAAACAGTCACAGACGATGTGGCAGCCGCTATCAGCTTGTTGAATCGCATTGGCGATGGCAAGGCCGGCTGGGGCGAAGCATCACTTCCTGAACCGGATGCAACCACGCTGGATGTGCGCATGACCAGCCAGACACGCATCTTTAATCGCACCGGCATGAAGGGCTTCTGATGGCCATTGAGATACTCAAGCTGGCCACGGTTGCAGATAGAATAAAAAACCAGGTGGCGGCGTTTAAAATGGTTGAAGGGGCTGCCGGGCTGGAAACAGCACTCAAGGGCGGTGTACGCATGCCTCCGGCCTGCTTTGTTGTGCCTGCCAGCGAACAGCCCACAACAGTTACTCAGATGTCCGGAGCCATACGGCAGCGGGTATATGATCACTTCGATGTGATTTATGCCATCAAGAATGCAGCTAGCCGAGGTGGTTCTGAGGGCGTGGATGGTGATCTGCGGGACGTAAGGATGGCCACGCTCGGGGCTCTGCTTGGATGGGAACCGACAATCAATTTTGGCGCATGCGAACATGAAAGCGGCACGCTTATTTCTATTGCGGGCGGGCTAATCTGGTGGAAAGACAGGCTGAAAACCAATCACTACAACACGATTTAAGGAGATAGCTATGGCAAAAGGCGGCAGTTACGACGTGGACAAAAAGACCGGCAAGCAAACGCTGAGAGAGCGCACGCAGGATGATCATGCCGAAGGAAAAGTAGTAAAGAAGGTCGGAGGTAAGAAATGATCAGCGTTGCGAAGAAAATATTACTCATCAAGCTTGAAGCAGTGTATGGCACGGATGCAGCACCATCCGGTGCAGCCAATGCTATTCTGGCGCGCAATCTGACGCTGACCGCGCTTGAGGGCACGGAATTGCCGCGTGACAATATCCGCGCATCGTTTGGCTCTCCGGACAATGCGCCAATGGCCGGGCTGAATGCCAAGCTGGAATTCGATATCGAGGCGGCGGGATCCGGCGCAGCAGGCACAGTGCCTGCGTGGGGCGTGTTGATGCGCGGTTGCGGCTTTGCTGAAGCGATTGCTGCAGGTGTAAAGGTTGATTATACACCGGTGACGGGTGGCGAAGAGAGTGTGACGATTCATTTATTCCGTGATGGTGTGCTGCATAAAATGACTGGTTCGCGCGGTGACTGGAGCTTTAAGCTCGGCACCAACGGCGAAGCAGTGATGCATTTTGCCATGACCGGCTTATATGTGGATGTTATCGGTGCATCCATTCCAGCGGCCTCGCTGTCCGGCTTCAAGGTTCCGGTACCGGTGGATAGTGCACACACACCTACTTTCACCCTGATGGGCTATGGAGCCGCACTGAAATCGCTGGATATCCAGCGAGGAAACGATGTGCAATACCGCGATCTGGTGAATGTGGAGAGGGTGGATATCGTCAATCGTAAAATGGCCGGCACTGCTGTATTTGAAGAGCCATTGATTGCGCAGCATAATTTTTATGCCGACAGCAAGAATGCCGCAATGGGCGCACTCAGCCTGATTCACGGCACGGTTGCAGGCAGCATTATCGAGCTGGCCAGTACACGCACCCAGATCGGCAAGGTGACGCTGTCCGATGATCAGGGCGTGAGCTTCCTGAATGCGCCGCTGATTCTCTCGCCCACCAACAGCCCCGGCGATGATGAACTGACAGTCACAGCGAGATAAAATCAAAAGTGAATTGGGAATGTGGAATAGCGAAAAGACATCTTTCTGCATTCTCAATTCACCATTCCAAATTTAAAAAACGGAGTTTTTCACATGTTTAAGCTTGATTTGAGTGATAGTTATACATGGCCGGTTGAAGTGGCTGTGCCGGATAATGGCAAGAGCAAAAAGCTGCGTTTTGATGCCGGCTTTCTGCGCTTATCCATGCCGGAAATAGATGAGTTGTTTAAGCAGGCGGCGGATGGCGAGATTGAAGATATCGATTTCTGCAATCGCATATTGAATGGCTGGAAAGGCATTCAGGATGCTGATGGCAATGAATTCGGCTATTCCGAAGCCAACAAGGAAGTGTTACTCAAGGTCTATCCTGTAGCCGCATCCATTGTGGATGCGTATGCCAAGAGCATTGATACAGGCCGAAGAAAAAACTAGAGGAGGCTGCCCGGCATTATGCACGCGGCGGCCATGAACCTCTGGATGATGATGACCTGGCCATGCTCGGTGATGCCGCCGAAGAGCTGGATGAATGCAGTGATTTCTTTGTCTGGCCGGATAATTGGGATGCGCTGATCGTGTTTCTGGCCAGTGATAGCCAATGGCGATATGCCCCGAGCGGAAATCCTTCGGGGCTTGATTATACGGGAGTTCAGGTGGTGATGCAGATGCAAGCAACGAAAGATATCGCAACAACATTTGAAGGGGTTCAGATCATGGAGAAAGAGGTACTGCGTGTTTGGTCTGAACAGTAATCAAGTCATCATGGCGATTCCACAATGAAAGTCATAGGACTTCGCATCCGGCTGACTGCTGATGGAAAGGAACTGAAGGGTGAAATAGCCAATGCCTCCAAATCAGTTCAGCAACTCGGGCGTGATGCAAAAGAAGCTGGTGGAAAATCTGAGCGCGGCGCGATCGGTGTTGGGAAACTGGGGCGCGAGGCAAAAAAAACAGCACTAAAAACAAAAAAGCTAACTGGCAGTCTGGCAGAAGAGACCCGGGTGGCAAATAGAGCGTCGCGGAGTATGAAGGACTTTGCCGGAACGCTGGCTGTGGTCCAGGGTCCACTTGGACCGCTTGCCGGTCGGGTCGGTGCTTTGGGGGCAGTGTTCGGACGTGTCAGCGGGATGGCACTTGCTGCAACGGCTGGTGTCACGGCCTTTTCGGTTGTGATGAGTAAGAGTATCGGTGCGGCTGCTAACTATAACTCCCAAATGAATCGCCTGCGTGCATTAATTCGGGGTACGGGCGGTGCAGCAGGCTTAACAGCTCAGGAGATAGATGCATTTTCCATCAGCCTGGGAGAAAACACACTAACATCGGCCACTGCCGTGCGCGATGCGGCTGGCATGCTACTCTCATTTCGCTCTATCAGCGGTAGCCAGTTCAAGGAAACCCTGAGCCTCAGCCAAGATTTAGCAGCCACAATGAGAACCGATTTGCGTGGGGCGGCAGTACAGTTAGCAAAAGCACTGGAGCAGCCGGAGATCGGTTTAACCATGCTGCGCCGCGCTGGCGTTTCGTTTACCAAACAACAAAAGGATCAAATCATAACGCTGGCAAAAAGCGGGCGGCAATTCGAGGCGCAACAGTTGATTTTGGACTCTGTGCGGAAGACAGTCGGCGGTGCCGGTGTCGGTGAGGCATCCGGACTTATCGGTGCTGTTGATACGCTCGGTGAGCGATGGAGTAACCTGTTGATTACCATAGGGAACTCATCAGGTGTTTTGAAACCACTTACTAAAGCTGTCACATTGCTGTCCGAGAATCTCCGCAGTATCGCCACAGGCGCATTGCTGGCAGCCAAACTGGCAGCCATCGGCTTTGCCGGCAAGATGGCGCTGGTTGCGCTGGAAACAAATGCAGTAACGTTTTCCCTGGCTGGCTTACGCGCAGCATCACTGGGTCTGTTCATGCTTTATAAAACAGGCGGTATCAAATCCGTTCTTGCGGCTCCATTTATCAGCATGACCGCCGCCACAAAAACCGCATTCGCCGGAGTGAGTAAGTTGCGTATTGCCACGTCCGCCCTTTTTGCCGCCTATGCCGGTTGGCAGATTGGCTCCTATTTATCCGATCAATTCGCGATCGTCAGGCAGTCCGGCGTTGCACTGGTTGCCGGGCTGGTCAAGGGTTGGACATACACGAAATCCGCATTCGAGCTGATGGGCGCAGGCATTTCGATTGCATGGGATACGATGATTGCCGGAATGAAGCATGCCCTGGGCAGCTTTCTTGATCTGACCAGCAGAGCAATCGATAAGCTACCATTCATGGATGGCGTAGCCGCTAGCGTTAAAGGATATGCAACGCAGTTACAGCATGCACAAGGCCCATTAGAAACATTTGCGGCAGCACAGAAGCGCATCAACGACGAACGCGACCGCACAATCAGCCAACAGGATAAGATATTATCCGCCATGTTTGCCGATGCAGGCAAGAGCAAATCAGCCCCGACAACTCCAACCCAACCCACTACCGGCGGCGGCAATACCCCGTCATCCCCGAATGCCTCTGTCGGGGACCCAACCAAGAAGCTGCTTTCCTCTGCCGGTTCATTCACCAGTCAGCTAAGCAACAAATATAAATCATCATTCGAGCGCATTGCCGAGAAATATTCCGCCATGTTCGATAAACTGGAGGCACTCGGCAAACCGGGTGAAAAGAAGCTGGAAGCACTACAGACAGCCTATGGCCAGTTTGTTGAGCAGAACTGGCAAAAGCAGGAAGAGAAGCGCAAATCCATCCTGCAGCGCGGCGTGGATGCCATTGCTGAATCGCTATTGAGCGAGGATGACCGTCGTAAACAGGCACTGGATAATCGCGTGGCCATGATTCAGCAGGCACAGGATGACGGGTTGATTTCTGAACAGCGCGGGCTTGAACTGCGCAATCAACTGCACGCCGATTACGATCAACAGCTTGCCGACCAAAAACTGCAAGCCATGCAGGATTTTGAACAGAATGCCACTGATCTAAAGGCGCAGTTCGCCCAGATTGCATCCAGCAACCAACTGGTGAATCTCAAGTCATTGCAAAAGAATCTAATAGCGTTCGGCAAGTCAGCCCAAAAGATCGATAAGACCACGTTTCAAGGCAAACTTCAGATAGCATCTTCCGGGCTGAAGATGGTATCCGGACTAATGGCCAGCCACAACCGCAAGGCGTTTGAGATTGGCAAGGCCGCATCGATAGCCCAGGCTACAGTTGACGGGATCTCCGCAGTCATGAGCACATTCAAAAATATGGGGGGATTCCCCTATGGTATTATTCCTGCGGCAATCATGGGCGGCATAGCAGCCACTAATGTCGCTAAAATAGCATCCACCAAATTCGGCGGCGGCGCATCATCCACAGCATCAACAGGTGGGGCTGGCGGCATACCATCCGTCACCGGCAACGCCAGTAACGTCGTACCTCTGAATCCCAGCACCGGCATTCCACAGCATGCGGCGGCTGCGCCAGCGGTGAAATTCCAACTGCACGTTACTGGCGACCCCAGTCAGATGACCGAGGAGGCCAAGCGTCTGCTCGCCGATGAAATGACCACGCGCATCGCCCAGAATCTGGCCAATGGCCACGGCGGCGGACTGAGGGCAGCGGCCTGATGTCCAATAAACCCATTATCGCATACGACAATCAGCTCGTCACAGGCCGAACGACATACACGTTCACAGCGGGCGCTGATGGCACTGGCTCGCCGCTCTCAGGGGCGTTGCTTCAAAAGAATCCGCAGATATCTATTTTGCGTGCGGATGCGAACGGCACGATTCAAATCGAATTCGATACGCCGCCTGATTATCCCTATGGCCAGGGGCCGCACGGCATCGGTTATCTGGGTGGCTTTGGTTCACCGCAGGCACTGCTGTTTGGCGCGCATCGCCACGATCCGGCGCGTCAGCGTTTTGCAGATGGTAATGTGCAGCTCGAATATATGGATGTGTCCGGTTGGGTCACGCTACTGCCTGCTGAGAATATCCTGGCAAATGTGGATCAGGTATCGCTACACCTGCTTGATTATCATACGCCAGATCTGGTCAACGATGCATCCTATAAATATCGGTTGACCATCACCGGGCTGGCGGCCAATGCTGATGTTGTTTTGCCATATTTATTTCTCGGGCCGGTGCTGACGATGCCATACATGGAGCTCGGCTTTGACCCGAATCAGGAAGCCACCGGAGGAACGTCATTTAAGGGCGGTTCTGGTGCAGTGTATGAAAATACAGTCTGGCGCAAGAAGAAGTCGCACCCAGCATGGCACTTAACCATATCCAACGACAAAGCCGATGAGATTTATCTGTTCCAGGAACATCTGGAATTGAAGCGCCATTATTACTTTTTCTGGGCTCCGCAGACGCGCCCATTTGAAGGCTATTTAATGCGACATGCAGGCAAAGAGATCAAGCAGCCAATGGGGGCGGGCATGTGGCGCTCATGGACGCTGCCGCAAGAGGAGGTGGTCTGATGCTGAATATGCCACAATCCATTCTTGATGCAGCCAACGCCGGTGCTGACCCGACGCTGTTTATCGATATTTATGCTGACGATGGACCCACTGCACGCATTTCAACGCAAAGCGACTGGGTCGCCAGCACCGATGCTGCCAAAGCAGCCGATGCACATGTGGATTTTAATCGACAGAAAGGGTCGGTGGTGTTGGCCGCTGGCAATGCTGTGGCCGCCGTCTATGCCGATGGATTCACACTGGCAGCCAGCATGGTATATAATATTACGCGTCTTGATCATTATACCACCCACGGCGGTTTTTTTGGCACAAGCTATTCGTGGGATTCGTCAACATGGGTTGTGAATCGGAACGACCCTGATGTGAAATACCCATTTCGCGCCACAGCATCGGAAGTGGTAAATGAGATGATCATCAGGGCGGGACCGTCTGCAATGAAGTGCCATGTGCGCATTGTAGACGATCAAGGTGCCCAGGTTGGCCATCTGGCCAGCTTTACGCCCGCTGCTGGCACCTCAAACCATTTGCTGACCGGCCTCAACGCGGGACTGATTAATGGCCGAAACTATGTGCTGGTTATCGGATTCATCCCTATATCAAACGCGTCCGTTCCCGGCCCAGTCCGAACCAATCCGGTACGAACGTATGAATATACTATTAATCTGTATAGCTATGCGGCCGGGTCATATGCGTGGCGCATACCACTCCCAGCCGGATTTGTGAGTACGGGCGGAACTGAGAATTATCAGGCATCAGGAAGCTTTAAGCGGACGCTTGATGTAGGTAGTAATCCACAGTCGGACGGTGTTATTTCGTGGTCAGACATCGCAATCAACGGCAGCGCGATGAGTATCCATATCTATCATACAGATTCTGCCGTTGTCGCGGCTGAGTCGAATGAAGTAAACTGGGTTGATTACGGTATTGTTGCCTCCGGATCGACGATCCCTCCGCATCGTTACTGGCGCGCAGTCATATCGCTTGTCGCCAATGTAGCACGGGATACATCTCCTGAGATGCTGTCGCTAATGGTTTCATACCGCGTTGCGCCAACCACTATTGGCACAGTATCCGAATTGACTAAATGGACCGATAACAACGGGCATGATCGCATCGATATTGCAGGATATGCGGGGCTGCATTCGCTCTCCGGAATATCATCAAAAGTTAGTGCCAATATTTTTCAAATCATGGTTGGTAAACACACGGCAGTGCTGGAACCAGTGCCTATTGTGGACGGCCTGTATGCCAAAAACCTGCGCAATAAGCAGGTAGTTGCACGCGGCGGCTATGTGGGCGTGGCCGAGACTATCATGCTCGATTCATATCTTGTTGAGGATCTCCGACACAGCAGAGGAAAACATGAACTGATGCTCACCGATGAGCTGGATTTGTCGAAAATATCCGTGCCATCGAAAAAAGCGGGGCCGGTTTTTTCAAATACGCAGAGTTATAATATTAATGATCCTGTGACGTTTGGCCCGAACGGCTGGAAGGCCAAAACGGCCATACTCACAGGAATCGTGAACCCGACCACTGAGGGCACAGATGGCGATCATTACATGAACTCGGCGACCGGCATGATGTTCGGGCCGAAAGCGGCAGGCTTATGGCCAGCGGGCACAGCAGGCACAACGCCCGATTTATATACGGCTGCATGGATTAATGATGGCACAGTCTGGGCAACCGTTGTGTTTGATCCAACAAGCAACAACGGCCAGCCCTGGCATGCCGCTGATGCCATGCTCGATTTGCTTAACAACCGAATCAATGTGCGGTCTGAATTTATCAATACTGAATCATTTCTGGCAGCGAAAGTGCGGTTCCCGAGTCGCTTCATTGAGCGCCTGATCACCAAGCCAAAACCGGCGGGTGATCTGCTCAAGGATTTGGCCTGGTTGCTGGAGGCAAGATTCATTCGCCGGGGGGGGCAGTTCGAGTTGGTGCCCGATGCAATCAGCACAGATATGCCGGTTGAATTTATCACCACCAACGATGTTAAGGCACACCCAACCTACCGCCGAGGCTGGCGCGAGCTGGCCAATCAGGGGTTGGCTATCAGCGGCAATGTGGATGGCGGTTCGAAAGGGAAAGAATACTTCACCACCGGCGAAGCATATGCCAACCAGACCAGTCAGAGTGACTACAACACAACCATCATGGTCAAGACATTTGAAGACCGGTGGAACCTCGATCCGAACGAACTTCAACTGCGATTGAAAACCGCCATTGATGTTGTGGCGAACGGGCGGCGCGTGGTTGATGTGGTGGCGACCCGAAGCCTGCCGAAAATGCTGCGTCTCGAACACGGCGACGTGGTGATGATAGACAATGATTATTTCCCCAAGGGGGATTCCGGGCCGTTCAAAATGGTGGTGGATGGCCCGGACGCAGACTGGCTCGCTCAGAGCATCAGAATGACACTACTGGAGGTGTAAAATGGCAGTGCCAACAACAGGATTTTTAGAACTATTCAAACCATTGCTGAATCAATTCAGCAAATGGGGCCAGTACTACGATAACAACTGGGACACCATCGACACCAATGCATCCGCAGCCAATGCGAATATATCAAGCATCACAAACCGGATCACTGCTGCTGAGTCAACGCTGTCCGGGTTTTCGGCGGATGTAGTGCAGGTCGCAGGTGATCGTGTCTTTGCAGATGCGAGCGCAACTGCTGCGGACGCTGATCGTATTGCCGCCGAAGCGGCGCGGGATGCAGCCGATGCAGATCGCATTGCAGCGCAGGCAGCATGGACGGCGGCACTAGCAGCGAATCCAGACTTAAATCCGCCGGTGCGTATGAATCCGGCAGCCGTATCAGCCGATCTGGCTATTCCAGACAACTACAACGCATACGCATCAGGGCCGCTAGAAGTGGCAGTGGGCGTAACTATCACCGTTGGTGCAAATGCCAACTTAAACATCATCTAAGGAGACCATTATGGGCAAAATAAACAACATCGAATCAATCAGCGGCGAGGGTGGGCAGCCAGTCAGTTTCCCGACCGGAATACACATCGGCGCAGGCGCATCTGGCGCAGCAAACAACATCGGCGTTGCTGGGCAGCAAGGTTTTGGCGTAGGGATCTGTCCGGGCCCTTTGCCTGTCGGCATGGCTGAACTGGCAGGCACACGCAACCCTGCATCAGACAGTTACGGTAACTACATTTATTCTGATGGTTCGGTGATGGTCTGGATGCCTGCATTTTATTACAAATACGGCACAGGCGCGAATGGAATGGCTCTGAATGCTGTAGATGTGAAGTCATTCTCAACGTACACAACCGTTGCGGCAGCAAATGGCGCTGGATATGCCCTGCATCGTGCTTTCTATGATGGCGGAGCTGTTCAGCCGGGCGTGTTTGTCGATAAGTATCAATGTTCAAACAACGGCGGTATTGCGTCATCGATACGATTTGGCAATCCACTATCAACCAGCGCGGCTCACAATCCAATCTCAGCGCTGAATAATGCTCCGCCGAACAATTATGGTGGTGCTATTCTTGCCGTAAAATCGCGAGGTGCGACGTTTTTCTGTGAGTCACGCTTTGTCTTTTCAGCGTGTGCGATGTTATCGCTGGCGCACGGGCAAGCTGCGACATCTGCAACATGGTGCTCGTGGTATGATGCCGCAGGCATCACCAACTATCCGAAGGGCCACAACAATACTGCACTGGGCGATTGGAACGATGCAGCCATCAGTTATATATCAGACGGCTATCTAAACGCTGGACAGTGCGGCTCTGCGAATTTATTTAGCCGCACTACTCATAACGGACAAAACTGCGGCGTGGCTGATCTCAACGGAAATATGTGGGAAATTAATCCGGGCATCACATCTGATGCCACCAACTACTATATATTAAATACAGCAGCACGCATGCGCGATTTAACAGGCAGCAACACATTGGCCACCGATCTGTTCGGAGCCACTGGTATAGCCGCACTGTATACCAGCCTTGGGGCGACATACGGGGCGCTGACTGGCCTCGCCGGATGGGTCAATTACGGCAGCCCGATTAACCAGGTGTTATCTGATGCGCTGAATGGGGTCGCATGGAATGCAGCAGGGGCAGGTGCCCCACTTTTGCTCGGCGTAGGTGGCTCGAATAGTTTCGGTAATGACGGTCTGTATCCGACAAAGCTGAATGAAATGTGCCCGGTTTCGGGCGGCAATTGGGCGGATGGGGCTATTGCGGGTTCATGGAGCCTGAATCTCAACGGTGGGCGAGCCTACTCGTACAGCGGTGTGGGCTTTCGTGCGGCCTTGTATCTTTGATTTTCCGAGCGATAGCGACGGGGTTTTGATTTAATGGGTATGCATGATGAAGCTAAGCTGGATCGTAAATTTACCGAATTTGCAAAGTTGATGAATATCCATCTAAACCATTTTCCTAAACATGAAAAATATGGCCTATCGCTGGAAATTCGGCGCGCGGCATATGAAACGTATGGATTTATTGTTGAAGCTCAAAAGCGTTTCCACAAGAAAACAACGCTGACGAATCTGGACATTCGGCATGAACAATTACGCATGCTGATCAGGCTTGCGTATAGCCTCGGGTATTTCGGATTCAAAGCGGGAAAAGTTGCCGAGCAATCACCGGCTGAACAGGGCGAGCGTCGCTATCTTGCCCTGTCCAAACTGGTTGATGAGCTCGGCAAAATGATTGGCGGGTGGATTGCATCTGCCCGGCAACGGGAATCATCTTAATATGTGCCCGATTTCGAGCAGCAATTGGACGAATGGGGCTATTGCGGGTTCATGGAACCTGAATCTCAACAATGTGCGAGCCAACTCGAACAACAATGTGGGCTTTCGTGCGGACTCGATACCTCACGGATCACATGATCGAAGTGGAATCAAGGGAGATGGTTTCCGGCGCGTGATTTATTCACGGCGAAATCTGCAAAGCCGTCGCCTTTTTGGTAGGTCGACCGAAGATCAGGCGGCGGCATCATGAAGCGGGTTGGTGATTTATATCAGCATGCGTTCACGCGCGATAAACTACTAGATGCATTCCATGCAGCGGCGGTAAGTAAACGGAGCAAGCGCGCCTGCTTCAATTTTGAGCGGCGGCTTGTATGCAATATTGACGCACTATATTGCGAACTGCGGGACGGGATATATCGCCCGATGCCATACTACAATTTTGAAGTTTATGAGCCAAAACAGCGCACGATTTATGCACCGGCATTTCGCGATCTTGTGGTGCAGCATGCAGTGTATGCGGTGGTGAATGCAATATTTGATCGCACGTTTATTGATCAATCGTTTGCATGCCGAAAAGGCATGGGCACACACAAAGCTGCGGATTATGCGCAAGCAGCATTGCGTGCATCTCCACGCGATGGTTACACACTCAAGATAGATATTCGCAAGTTTTTTTACCGCATCGATCGCGCCATTTTACGACGGTTGATTGAGCATAAAATAAAAGACGTTCAAATGGTTGACGTGATGATGCAATTCGCTGACCACGGCGAGCCACTCGGCATCCCGATTGGTAATCTATTGTCTCAACTGTATGCACTGATCTATCTCAATCCTCTGGATCATTACATCAAGCGAGAACTCAAGGTGCGCAGCTATTGTCGCTATGTGGATGACGGAGTGCTGTTTGGACTGACTAAGGCCGAATGCACCGAGGCGCGTACAAAGATTGAGATATTCATCCGAGACAATCTTCATCTTGAATACTCACACACCACAATCACGCCGGTACACAAAGGCGTGAATTTCGTCGGTTACCGAACATGGACAAGCAAACGATTTATCCGCAAGCGCAGCCTCTATGTATTCAGAAAGGCCATAAGGAATAACAACATGCAATGCGCAGTGTCAGTGCTCGGCCACGCGCGGCATACCAGTTCGCTCCGGCACATGCTGGGGAAAATACCAAAGGAGATGATCAATGAAAATCATTGCATACAAAAAATATACGGACAAATTAATCACGCGAACGCTCGCCCTATCTGCTGGCAAAACAGGGCAAATGATAGGCACTGAGCTGGCTACGCTTGCTGATGGGCTGACATATGTATCTATGCCTGCAATAGCCACACTTCCGCAGCAGCCAAAAGAGATTGCCACGTCGGTCAAGGTAGTCACCCTGACCGCAGCGCAGGTCGCAGAGATCAAGTCTATATCGCCACACGTTAAGCTAATCAATGATCGAATCTGCGAGAAGATTCGCGAGCAATACTCGCTAGGCGATGAATTAAAGTTGGCGCGCATCTCGATTGGAGGGCTGCAAAAAACATATGCAGCCAGACCATCTGAACTGCAGGCCGTGGCCGATTATCAAATTGCCGTTGAAGCAGCTAGAACATGGGGTCGCGCCGAAAAGAAAAAACTGGGGCTATAATGAAACACGGGCGCGATAGAATTCGCGCCCGTGTTTCTGTAATTTCATTACATAATGTGTAAACTGCGATAATTCTAATTATATCACTTTTTGGGTCCTATTTATCGCGTGCTACCATGACCACGCCGCAGCCACGCGAACCCCCATCCGTGCCGGTAAAGCATCTGGTTTACCCGTCACCAGCGTGCCTGGCACATTTGGCTGATGAACAGGCTGCCCGCGCCGCCGCTGAGGCACGCCTGGCATCGCTCAATCGCGGCGCAACCACGCTGAATCTAACCATGCCCGGCAACGCCCTGATCGCCTCCGGTTCGCCGCTGTCTCTGTCTGGATTCCGCGACGGTGCCAACGGCACTTATCACGCCACAACAGTCACCCACACACTTGATGACGGTGGCTATAAAACTACAGCACAAGGTGAAACTTTTAAGACATGATTTCATCGCTATTTAAGGGCGGTTTAATCGACCTTGTAGCAGTTTTTTAATACATAAACCATCTGCCGCAACAACTAAAACCATCTGCCGCTTTACAGAAAATGCTGTGAAAACTCAGGTGTGGATTGCTATTTCTGTGTATGTGCTCATCGCTATTATCAAGAAACGCCTTAAACTTGAAACCAGTCTCTACAATATTCTACAAATTTTAAGTGCTACCATATTCGAGAA